GTTTTCGTTCTGGCATACGAAGATAATTAGATGCAACCCAAGGTTTGGATGCAATGTACATCTTGTAAGCAGTAAAAGTATCAATGCTGTCGTCAAGTTTATATTCATCTGGCATAGCACGAACAAATGATGTCACTTCAGAAATATTTCCTTTGGGAAACAAATAGTAAGCATCTACAAGGGTCTTGTAGCACGAATGAGTTTTATTATACCGTAAAGTATACTCATCGCACAAGTTCATTCCCCACTTGATTAACCAATAGGCATTATCAATAGTGCTTGATGCCCACTTGGTGCAGGGGTGATTACGGAAGGCACCTTTATCGGTCTTGTAGGGGGTGCCATCGGTCTTAGGGAGGGTTCCGTAGTTGTGCCCCCATTTCTCCGATGCCACGATAGAGAGCATTTGACAGCACTCTAAGGGCATCTTAACTACGTGTTTATCTGGAAGGCAGATAGCACTCTCTGCAGGAAATTTAGAAGTTACAAAGATGTTCATCCAAAAGTAGAATCAGGTTCCAAAGCAATCCAGTAAGTTACAGAAAATCCTGTGTTATTAAATCGGGAAAGAAGTTTCTGTGAAATAACTACATCATAATTACCAGGAATGATCTTGATGTTCTCAACCTTAAAGTTAAAGATAAAGACATCAGTAGTTTCACCTACTACAATAGAGAAGTCATTGGAGGTGTCATTCTTCTTATCACGAACCACCAATTTCACTACACCTGCTTCACCAACCACAGACAGATCAGGTAGTTGATATACAGCAGCAGCTTTCAGAAGTTTATCAAGTTGTTTAGTATCAACAACAAAGCAAACATCTTCAGAGGGAAGTGAGATAGATTTATCGGGAGGTGTCACGATGACACTTGGGTCAGCAAAGAAGTATTTGGAACGTGATTTACCTTCTTTGATTACAACATAACTTTCGTTTACAAAATCAAGTTCTGCATTCTGATGTAGATTGAGTCCATTCAGAAACTGGTTTAGATCATAGATACCAAAGTCCTTAGGAAGTTCTTCTTCGATTGTTGCTTCTGCAAGAATGTTTTTCATCACAGAAATAGTACGAAGTGAACTACCTTCTTTAAACAAAATTGATTGGTTAATAGAAGAAAAGTTCTTGAGAAGAGTCAAAGTTTTGTCAGAGAGTTTCATAATTTGAGGTTTCAGTTTCATTGTCATTGAGAATAGACTTCACGTTTTGCGTTCTTATCGTTGAAGTTTAATAGAAGCACAGCATAATGCAGAATCTTCATAATGTCACGACGAGCAGTACCTTTCTTATCATACCGTGAAGCATATTTAAGAATGTTACTACGACAGAATGCTTCACCATCACCACAAGCTTCGATCAAATCCAGAGTTTGGATTTTATCATCACCAACAGAATAGTGTTGATTATATGTTCCACGAATATATTCTAGCAGTTCTTTTACAATCTTCTCCTCGTTATATTTCCAGGGAATTGCTGGAGATTTATTAGTGAGACTGATTGTATCATCACTCCTTACTGTAACATTACCAGTAACATTGTATTCATAAGGATATTGAAGTTCTTTTGGAAGAGAACTCTCATAAGTTATTTCAAAGTTTTCAGACATTTTTAATTCATCGTAAAGTAGGGACCATGCATTAGTCATTATATCAGGAAACTACCTCCTCGTCAAGTAGAACCTCAAGAACAGGCATCACAAAATCTACATCAATTTTATCATAGAGTTCCAGAAAGGATTGTTTTGTTTCATCATCAAAACGATTAACGCATACTTGGATTGCTTTTGCTTTATCACCAAAGATAGCATAAGCACGAACAATATGAACTAATCGACGAGTGCTGATGATTTCCTCAATACCACCATCATAAAAGGTCTTGCGAATTACATCTGCCCAATCAACCAGACGCTTGCAAAAATCACGATCTTCCACACCAAGATCCAGAGAGATGCCTTCCAGGATCCTCTGCTCAACCGCAGGAGCAGGATAAGACTGCTCAAAGGTGACGGGGAAACGTTCCAGGAATGCTTCATTAAGAACATTGGTGCCGATGAAACGACCATCTTCACTGCCCTTACCTTTGGTGTTTGCGGTAGCAATAATATTAAAACCAACTGTTGGTTTTACGAAACGACCAATCTTCTTTAGGAAGACACCTTTACCTTCTAGGACGGATTGAAGGCAAAGAATTTTATTAGATGCAAGATCAATTTCATCGAGAAGTAGGATTGCACCACGTTCGAGTGCTTCAATGACTGGTCCGTTGTGCCATGCGGTCTCACCATTCACAAGGCGGAAACCACCAATCAAATCATCCTCATCAGTTTCGACGGTAATATTAACACGGATTAATTCCCTCTTAAGTTGAGAACACACTTGTTCGACACTGAGCGTTTTACCATTACCAGAAAGACCCGTGATAAACGCAGGGTAAAAAATACGGGACTGAATAATTTTTTTAATATCGTTAAAATTACCAAACTTGACGAAGGTATCATCTTTATCAGGAACAAGATTTTGTGGTGTAAATGGAAGAACAGCGGGAGATTGGAAAGTACGTTCGATTTCTTCTACCTTTTGTTGAGTTATTTCTAGGTTCCACTTACCACGACCGACTTTAAAGTTTTCAAGACGTTTTGTGACAGTTTGATATGAAATGTTTTTAGAGGCACAATAACCACGAACATCAGCAGCAATAAATTCTTTGCCAAAGGTGTTTTGGAGATCAGTTAGAATTTGATTGTCGGTCATTTTGGTGCGGGTCATAATGTGAGTGATTTGTTTCAACTGTAGTCATTATAGAGCAAAAAGGAGTGTTCCAAATCCCTGGGTGGTCAGTTCACCAACTGGTCTTTTAGATTCTCCAAATACTCCAGACTTACAAGTTTTCCAGTATATCCTGGATAATATTTTTTCACAAGAGCACCAATACCCATTGCAGTAATGGCACTACTACATTTCAAATAAACAATTTGATTTTGATGGTCAACTACGGAAGGCATTCCACATAATTTGTTTTCATTCACTTTTTTTTTAAACACAATCAATCCTCAACTGTAAATGTTTTGTTTTTAACTTTGGTATCAAACTCACCAGTTCTACCTGGTTTCATACTTCCTATACTAACATTCTTCCCCTTTCCTGGCCAAGATGTTTTAGAAGTTCCTTTGAGAGTTGAACTTCCTCCTGGTTTACGTTGAATCAAAACAGAGTCTTGATCGTATTTTTTACCCAATTTTTCTATTGCTTTTTTGAATTTTCTTTTACCTTTTTTTCCAGGAGTAATAATGTGAGATTTTTCTCCTACTTTTTTTTCTTTATCTGTTCCTGGATTTTCAGTGTATCTACCAGAAACCTTAGTAGGTCCAGGAAGGCCAGCACCCCTGACATCTTTTTCAAGTTGCTTTGATCGTGCTTTATTTTCTGATTTTGATTTATCACCACGTTGGGCAGACATGATTGCCATTCCACCTTTTTGAGATTTGCTCATTACACGAGTAAGAGAAGTTTCTTGAAGATTAGAACATTCTAACAGAAATTTTTGAAAAGTTTTCATTTTACGGGAACTTTTTAATTATTTATTAAGCAATCAAACATACAAACTCACCAAGAACTTTTTTATTGAGTTTCTTGGTTTTCAAGGATTTAACAAAAGCAGATTTGATTTGTGCTTTTGTCGCATCCTCAGCAACTTCAAACTCAGATTCTTCGGAGAGAGCAGATGAAGAAATCCCAAAGTATGCATCATAACCAGAGTTGGTGATAGTAAAACTTTTGAGTTTCTTCCAATCATTTTGAATCTTCACATAGTTTTTATCACTCAAAGAATGATAGAGATTAATAAACCGATGTGCATCACGAGCAGCAAGAACACGAATACCAATAAAGTTTATTGAGGGAAATTTATCTTTAAGGTTGCGAAGGAAAACATCACTAAATTCGTGATATCCGTATCCAAACCTATAAGTGGTTCCAAGTTTTCTATCACGCAAAAAGGTTCTTTCTGGATGAACATGATTAACACCCATATAAGTTTCCTTATCAGAGGCACGTTTTATTTCAACGTGATAAGGAATGTGACTTGCTTCACCATCAGTTAAAACAATGCACTGAACTTTCTGAAGATTATTTTCCTTTTGAAACTTGGGAAGAATTTGATGAAGACTAATCAATGCCTCATTCAGTGGTGTTCCAGAAAGACAGAGACGGCTGGGATGAGTATATCCACAAGTGTAAGCATGTTCAAAACAAGAAGCAAGACGCCAGATGTTTAGAATTTGATGCTCCAATACATTTTGAGAAACTTTACTAGTGAGCAGGTTCAGCAAAGAAAATCCTTCTTCTACTTGAAGCAAACCTTCTTTATTTTCATAGTGTGGAGTTCTATCAGCAGCACCAAGCTTGCCTGTTTCATAATCATATTCACCACGACGCCACTCATTAGTGAATGCATAAACCTCAAAAGGAATTGAAGTTTTTTTACAAAACCAAATCAAATTGAAGAGTTGTTTGCAAGTATCTGAAAGAACATACTGCATAGAACCACTCCAATCAAGAACAAATACTAATCCATGATTTTTACCATCAGGAATGATAGTTACTTTCTTAAAGAGGTCTTCAGTAAACTTATAGGAATGTAAACGAGCAGTATCAAGAACCCCTGTGCGGGCAGTAGAAGCACGAGCATAACTATCTGCTGCCTTGCGGCACTCAAACTCCTTTACCAGATAATTAACTTCCTTTTGTGCGGAAATTTTAAACTTTTTAAATTGTTGGTCTACATTTTCAAAAAGTTTTTTTTCTGAATGATTGTCTTGTTGAAATTTAAAACTAGCATCAATTTCTTTATGGACATCAAAGTTCTTGGCAATTACAGTATCAAGATTTACCTGAGGAATCTGAACATAAACATTTTCACGTCCATCATTGTTTGTAAGTTCACGAATTTTATCCTCTAAATTACCTGCAGTGCGAACTTTAGGTTCTTCTTGTTGAATAAAACTTTGGGAAACTTGATCTCCTGGAGTATCACCAATTTCTGTTGTTTGTTGTGGTTGAGGGTTATCACTATCTTCTTCTTGCTCAGAAGAAGAATCTGGAGTTTCTTTAATTTCATTTGCAGGAGACTCTGAATCTCCTTGAGATTCTTGATCTTCTTGAGATTCTTTTTCTTTTTTGCAATAGTTATAAAGTTCTTTTGCTGCAACTAAAGAATCGGAAAAAGTTTCAGCAGCAGCAATCAAGTCAATGATTTCTTTTTCTTCTACATTAAAATCAAGAGGGATAAAGTTACCAACCTTAAAGTAAAGATTTGCTCGGTCAGCAAGATTCATAGTAGAAACATCTTCATCAGCAATAGAGAAGAAGTCATCCTCATGAAGTTCTTTATATCCACTATAAAAAGTTTTGGCAAGTCCCGCATACTTACGCTTCATCAGTTTCTCAATACGAGCATCCTCTGTTATATTCACAAATTGAGGAGGAATCTTATGTTCTTCCAACCAATCTTCATCTGGAGTGAACAGAGCATGTCCCACTTCATGCCCTACCAGCATATCATACAAACCACTAGAGGCACGTTCCCACAGAGGAAGAGTGAGAACACGAGTATGAACATTAAAGCAGGCAGTATCTACTTTCTTGTGCTCCACAACAAGGTCTTCAGTTGCAAGCAAACGAGCAAGTTGAGATTTGATTTCGTGGTTAACCGACATTGCAGACCTGTGTTTGTATGAAACCATCATACAACGAAAGGTCGCCTTTTGGGCGACCCATGTGACGCTTTTTGAACTGGGCAAGTCGTGCTTTGGCTTGCCTCAGTGCTTGTGGTTTAAGTTTTCGTTTCTGTTCCTTTTTAGAATGGTGGAACCGGTTTGGTACTTGCATTTTTTTTATCCAGTTAAGACACTATATGCGAAAAACCTTTGACTTTCTCAAAACGGTGGACAGTTTCAAATTTGTCCTCAAGTCCAGTTTTGTGAGAGATTACAAAGACATTCGCATCTTTAATTACATAACGAATAATTTTTAGAAACTCATCAGTTCCAAATCCATCAAGTGAACCATCAAATACTTCGTCAAATAAAATCAGATTAGTGTGAACTGAGTTTTTAAATTTTGCAACTTCTCTCCAAGCAAAAACTAGAGCAAGGTTTATTCGTGCTTTTTCTCCTTCACTAAAAGAAGCATAGGAAAAATCTTCGTGAATAGGTGATTGGACAGTTTCGTTAAACTCCTCATCAAGTGTAAAGTTAATATAAAAATCCATCATCTGTAGATAACGATTTACTTGCTGATTAATCAACGGAAGATACTTATTAATGATTTTAGTTTTAACTCCACCATCTTTAAGTAAACTGTAAGAAAAATCGTAATAGTTTATTGATTCTTTCTTGGAAGAAAGTTCGTTGTATGTAGTTTTTAAATTCTCTTTAAATTCCTCTAACTTCTCATGTTCAGTATTTCTATTTTTAAGTTGTTGGGTAATAGTTTGAATTTCAGATTCGAAATCTCTGATCTGTCTCTGACATCCAGAAATCTTAATGCTGTTTTGAGAAATGTCATTCGTAAGTTTTAAAATCTCCTTAGATAGAGTGAGGAATTGATGCTCTCGTAATTCTTCATCTTTGATTGCTGCCTCAAGTTCTTTGTAACCAGACTGCAATTCCTTTGCTTTAGATTGAGCATCGTTAACTCTATTTATTCTGAAGGTCTCGTCAATCTCTTGTGTGCATGTAGGAC